CCCTTAATCGGATTCGTGATAGTAAGGAAAACTTTCTTACCTTGTTTCCATGCCGCAACCTTATTTGATAGATTTTCTAATCCACTAATACTATTACGTCCAGCCTTTCTAGACCATGAAGATACATTTCTTCTTTCTCCGTTAGATACTTGACCTTCGCTTGATTTCTTCTTACCCATAATATTTTTCCTATGCGTCCATTTGTTCTGAGTTTGTTTGTAACCTTTTCGCCTTTGCATTAAACTTAAATACCGCAGATTCCAAGTTTGACGCCAAACTACTTAAATTTGATTCCATTGCTTCTCTTGATAATTTATCACCATATAATCCTTTTGTTTCATCTGCTGTTATACTTTCTGAAAAAGAATGTGCAAGTTCTTTTAATGAAGGTAAATCTGCGAGTAATGATGCTTTTGCTTTCTCTATCGCTTCATTCAGGCCTGAAGGCAATTCGAAGTTTGGTATGGCTGCAGATAATGCTGAAGATAAGGATACACTGGATATTCCAGCTGATAAAGCTTTCGCAGCAGATGCAAGAGTAGTAGATGCTTCAGACACTATACTATCTAAACTAAATCCGCCAGCAGTAAGACCAGAACCGAATTTACTGGCTAAAGAAGATAACGAAGCTGCATATTGAGAACTACCAGGCGTTAAATTTGTTAATGCAGTTAGTTCCGATTGTAAGTTTAATGATGGTAGAGTAGGTAATGTAGGAATAACAAGGCCAGTTTTTGCTTTCAAATCTTCTAGGTCTGCTTTAAGCTTATCCACTACATCTGCAGCATCTTTTGATTTGTTAGCTACAGCGGCAATGTCTATACTTTCCACTTTTGCTGCGACTGCATTAAACAATGCGTTTGCGCCAGGCAAATTTGGTGTTGTAAAATCTACCATTCTAATCTCCTACATTAACATTCGCAGAACCAGCTGCGGTTGGGGTGGGATTATGACCTGCTGAGTCAGCTAATCCGTTATCGGGTGTATGATTTACAACAGCAATCCCTTTTATGAATACGTTTTTAGACCCAGCAACTAATGGCCCTGATCCATGAGTGTTAAAATTACCATGTACCGCAATAAGTTTTTCATTTGCAAATACATTAGTGTTTATGCTTACCACAGTGGTTGCATCACACGATCTTGCATCTCCATGTCTATGAACGGGGGCCATTATGGGTTAATATCCACTTTAGTAGTACCAACGATTGTATATATCGTTCCAGCAGTACTGTCTATTGTATTACCAGCGGTTTCGACTATACTTATTCCAGCTTTTAGAGTCGTACTCCACTTAGATCGAATATCTACATCTAGAGATTTTACTGAAAAGTCAAATCCAGCTTCTTCTAAAATATCTAAAAATGCACTTCTCTTCATAGAACCACCTGTAGTCTTTTGTGTTATATCACCAGTAACAGTATGTTTAAAGTAACCCTCAACTGCTCTTATTTCATTTCCTAGAATAGTAACGGTCTGATCTTTACCAACTCTACCCTTTACTTCATCATTTATGTTGTATGAATAGTTGCCTCTAATCTCAGATTCTAGGTTTCCGCCAGAAGAACCAGCACCTACCTTAACTCTTTCGTTCTTATGTATCTTACGAGTATAGTCACCCTCTACCTCAAGAATGTAGTTACCCTTTATCAATTCTTTCTTAGTTCCCTCAATCGTAAGATTTACATTCCCCTTTATAAGAACATTAGAGGAACCAGCAATAATTTCGTAATTCGATCCGACAACCTTTACAACCTTATCACCTAAAGGATGGATTTCCTCAAATGTTCCCGAAGAGTGTTCTCTAAGAAGTCTTTCTCCGCCAGGCGAATCATCAATCTCCATAATATGTCCTGCTTCAGATTCGAACACATGGTTCAATGGATATTTTGCTGACATATAGGGGTCTGCATCTTTCGTAAGACCTTTTGGATGCGGTTCATCCCAAGGAACTACAGGATCAGGGCGACCTGTACCTAGAACGGACGCATCTTCTACGGAAGGTATGTGTGGTCTGGTTGCGGTAGGTATAGAAGTTCTTCGGGTTTTACGTCTTTTTTCTAGAGCTCCATGTGTTTCGGAAGTAACTCCTCTAGAAAGTCTAGAGGTATCCGTTTCACGATAGGTATGACCAGATGGCCGGGTGAACTTCCCCTTTTTTTTATCTTTAGTATCCTTGAGAGCCCCCAAAGGATATGAACCATACTCATTCTCATCTTCTGGATTGTAAGCATAGATTTTTTTACCTTCCTCATCCACTTGCGTAGACTCTTTGTGGCGGGGATCATTAAACCCTGTTTTGAAATCCGCTACTTTTGACGGTTGTCCTGGCAAGGAACCTATAATGATCGGTTGTTGTTTTTCAACAGCATCCCGAAAAAATCCAATAACCCAAGACCCTTCAACCAACCAAGAAGGACTGTTGCCCATACCATGCATGGCAGGATCTGTAACAGGATGCATAACATGAGCCCAAGGTAAATCACTGGTAGGTATATCCGTAAGACTAGGTGAGTGAAAACCCAAGCATCTTACTCGGCAACGACCTTGAAGCTCAGGATCCTTACGATCTTCTACAACACCAACGAACCATACAAATCCGTCAATACCCATAAAATAATTATCTGATTGTGGCATATTAATCCTTATAATAGTATATAATTCTATTTATAAGGATTAATGGAGCTCCGCATTACGTCCTAGTCGATGAGCATCAGGAAAGTATTCTTCCACTTTAAGATCAGTCTTACCCTGATCCCTATACATCTCAACGATTTCATATGCTTCATCTTCTGTCATCCCATCTTGTATCATAAGATATACTTCTGGTACTTCGGGATCTTCTAGAATCATTATACGAAACTTATTTAAAGTTTCTATCATAGAATTTTATTTAGACTCTCTGAAGTTTCTAAAAAGAAATTTTTACAGGAGATATGTTGCCAGAAACGATGATTCTCTCTGAATCATCGCCTTGTAGAGGTACTTTATGGCGTACCCAGCCAGGAAATATAACTATCTCACCAGAAATAGGGTATATAGATAAGTCTGCATCTGGAAATTGTATAGGGGAATCATTCGATCCACATTGTATGTAATAAACAAAAGACCAAACATGTGGCCAGTGGTCATGCACCTTTGTCCAATCGTTTTTCTTATAGATAGCACCCCAACAATCGTAAAGTTCCATCTCCAAATCGTGTGGACTGTTCTTTCTAGCAATCTCTATTGCCCTATCACCTACCATTTGAAACTGTGGGTGTTGTTTCTGCATAAACCAATCAGTCATATCCGCTTTCACGTTAGTCTTATGACGCTGGGTATCACCTTGCCCCTGTATAATGAAGATAAGTTCCTCATCAAACTCTTTATTGAATGATGCTTTAACCTTTATGATCGGAAAGCTTTGGATAAATCGCTGACTATCTGGATGGCGTGATAGTTCAGGCCGTCTGTTCACACTATCTGCAAGTTCTTTTAGTCCCATATTACATCCAGATTACCAGATATCATAATACGTTCGTGTTCACACGTATGTTCTGGAACTAAATGATTAATCCATGATGGAAATACGATTAGTTGTGAGGTAGCAGGGAAAATCTCATAACTACCACCCTCTACTGAAGGGAAAACCAGAGGCGCACAGCATTGTTCGCCATTTACGCAATAGGTGTATGACCAAACAGAAGGCCAATGCGTATGTGCCTTAGTAGTATGTCCTTTAGTATAGATTAATCCCCACGTTTCTTGTACATAAAGTTTAATGGGGTTATTGGTTCCGTCTGCATGTGTCCTTACTGCAAGAGCTCCGCTCTCTGCAACTGCACATGCGGCTTTTCCTAACTTTGCAAAGGATTCATAGTGCTTGTGCATGTCCCATTTCGTCATTAAACAGGATGCAGAACTATTTCGTCCGGCAAAGTTATCCCCACAGTCACGGATATCAAATTCAAGTTCCTTATTCAACTCTTTAGTCTCATCCATTGCAGACATATCCACAACCATACGTGGAATGTTATAGTGCATAGCCTGTTTTGTAGTAAACTCCTCATGAAACATAGCACCAGAAGGTTTTATACTAGAGGCAAGATTAGAAAGTGCAGAGTTATTTGACATTCTTAAACATTCTCAGATACATGATGTAAGTAAGACCCGATAATATACTTTGGTTTGTCCACAACTTTCCGGCCGCAATGCAACCAAGGCCAATAAGGAGGGAATATAAGACACGATCCTTTTTTACAAGGTGATATAAATTTATCATCCTTTAAAGTTAACGCTGTTTCTCCCTTATCATTATCATCAAGATATATGAACATAACCAAAAATCTCTTTGAGGTTTCTACATTTGCGACATCAACATGATCAGGAAATTCATCAGTAGAATTTGGAAGGTATCGTTTTATCTTCGGAGGTTCTACGCCGTACTTCTTTGGCCATTGTTGATTCTCTGCAATTAGAACATCTTTCTTATATAATGAGACACAATCTAACAGAGTCTTCATCAAAAATTCAATATCATCTATAAAAGGAGAATCTGGGCGTGTGGCAAAATCAATTCTTGTTAAAGTTGCAAGGTCACGATCAGATTTAGCAGTATTATCTTGTACTGTATGCAGTTTAGAGTTACTTTCAAATTTATCTATGAAATACTGGCATTTCTCATCAGATAATACATTATCGTAGGTACGTACAAGATTATCCATAAGGTTTAGTATCCTTGTTCTTCCATACGTTTCTCTAACGTCTTTGCTTGTCTACGTTTTCCTGCCGCTCTATTACGGCGACCCCGTTCACCCTTGGTCATTGCAAACTCACGTTCACGTAACTCATTAAAGAGTCCATCCTCTTGAAGTTTCTTCTTGAGAACACGCAATGCTTTTTCAACATTACCGTTTCTCACATCAACACCAATTCCTGGCTTCTGTGGTTTTTTATTATAGTCTTTGTTATTAAAGTGGTTCTTCATGTTATCTCCTCATGTTCGCTATTGATTTAGCGTCCTCTTTTCTACGTATAGGTACTGCATTAGACTTGTGCATCTGTCCAATACCTATGATTTCAGTTCCCGTGTACACCTTATCAGGTTTCTTTGTACATGGGCCCCATTTAGTGGTGCCGCCGAAAGGATTCGAACCCTCGACCCTCTGATTACAAATCAGATGCTCTACCGACTGAGCTACAGCGGCGTTTTGGTGGAGATGATCGGGATCGAACCGACTACCTTCTGCTTGCAAAGCAGATGCTCTCCCAGTTGAGCTACATCCCCTCATCTTATTCAGAAATTTTTGATGTTCCTTCTCTGCGGCAAGAAGAGACTTAGACTTCTTTGATTTCTTGCGCTTACGAGTACTCGTAGTCGTATAATAGACAGGTAACAAATGCATAGAACTCATGTATACTAAACTTTCACCTCACCTATCGGAATATAGTCAGGAAATCCATTAACAGGATTAGAAGAAGGCATAATCGCAAGGAATACAGTACTCATATTCTTTGGTTTTACAGGTGCAAATACAGGAGAGGTTAACGGAGTCTTTTTTGCCGATTTTCTTCTCTTATTTTCTGCTGCTGTTAACTTCTTACTTGCATAGTATGGAACCCCATCCTTGAGTTCCATCTCATCATATGAATCCATATCAGAACCTACCTCTGATATAAGGCCAAGGGACTTTTCTCCAAATCCATTCACGTATTCTATTTCATCACCAATATTAAATATCATTTAACAATAACTCCAATGTACCATTTATAAAAACATATTGCATAGAGCGTACCACCCTTTATTGCAACATCCGTATACATCCCAAACAACCTTGTGTGGGGTGCATAATCACTTAAACCATATTCGCCGTATTCTATTTCCATCATATCTCCATACTACACTATTATATTAACTTTGTCAAGGACTAAATGCACCTTTTCCAAAATTACCTGTACCTATTTCTTCAGGGGCACAACTCGCCCTTCCGAATAGATCCCATTGATATGTATCACACTTCAAAGTGAGAAGGTATACCTCATACTCTTTTTTTGTCATACATATTTGGTTTGTATCTATAACTCTTATAAACTTACAATCCTCTCCAGTAACCCCTGATAGAAGATGCTCTCCACTAGACTTACCTGTTGCAGATGTTAGCACTATATCAGTAGCCGTGTGTGCAAAAGACAACCAAGCAGGGAGTATACCACAACCCGTAAGAGCTAATGTACATAAAAGAGGCACAATTCTATTAGTCAGCAGGTTCATTCGGTTCAATCTCTTCTATACGATTTTTCATATACTCTGTAATAATAGGATTTACGTCAACACCTATGTCATTGATTCTCTGTAACTCCATTTTAAAACAGGTGAGGGTAGGCATGTCTGCGCCGTTGATATAGTTGCTTGGCATGAATAAGTCTCCTTTTCGAAGTTAGTTAGATGTTTTTACGATTTTTTTGAAATCAAACTTCACTGGTTCAATATCCCCATTCAATATATCATGAATACGTTTCTCGTCCAACGGAAAACTAAATTGGCTATTACGCATATGAATACGTAATGAAAATAACTCTATAGATAGGTTCGTAAGAAGCTTCCAGTCAGAATCGCCCATTTTTAGGTCATCTAGGCCTATAATGCCTGAACACATGTGCTTCCACTCATCTTCATAGACTAAGGAACATGCATGTGCAATTTTATCATCTATACCCCCATTACCTTTCAATTTCATTCCTTCACTAAACAGAATACACCAACCCCCTTCACTGAAGTAACATGCCCTCTCTCCGATAACACCATGATCCTTAACCATTCCCGCACGACGATTCCTCAGAACTTCCTGTCCATCCCACAATACATTCCATAAAACAGAAGGACTTAATATGTTCTCATTCTCTTCGAGGCAGGCATCATAGGCCTCTGCAAATGCACAGTAATGGGTAAACTCTTCATGAAGAACTTCTAACCTATTTGCAATATTCGCTCGAGGAATGTCAATGTCTATTCGGGGAAAGTCTTTTAATAGGTCTTCCATAGGCCCTACGTATAATCCACGCATTTCACCAAGGGGAGAACTCCAAATCTCTTTAGAACACTGCCGAATTAACCATAGCTTATCTGTATCATTATTACGTAAGGATAGGTAGTGGCCATACAAAGGGTCTTCAAAATATGTTCGTATTACTTCTCTCTCTCCTGCTACGAGGGTTGCAACACTATCTATTAATGAATAAAATGAGGAGGATAATATCATGGTAAAAACCTTTTTTCATGAGAACAATAATGCCAACATAATGCACAGCCAGAAGTTTTAAATCTGGCAATCCTACGTTTTCTCCATTGATGCATCCATCCACGTTTAATTATATCTTTCATTTTTCTTTCCTTGTATACTTATCGACTTGTATGGGAGAATTTTTTCTGGGGCAATTTTTTTTCATGTAAGGTATTATAAAGTCTTTTTCCGTGGAGGCAATTTCGAAACTAGTTCGAAGTATTGCTTTGGATACTTATTGCATTTATAGATTGGATATACTTCGCCAGTCTTAGTACCCCCCTATTCTCACACCACTCGATATTTAGATGGTGATGATTCTTCGACTTGTTCAGTAAGGTCACGCACAGCATACATGAGAGCACGTACATCACTACTCAGCTGCTCTATCTGTAAGCTATTCGAGGTAATCTCTTCGATAAGAGAGGATATTCGCAGTTCTTTTAGATCACTAGTGTTCATTATGCAGCCCTCTTTCTCTCAGTACGTCTGATCCAATACTCATCACTCATGAGTATCTCCTTCATGGCAGCATCAAACTTAGCTGGATCCATCTTCACGATAGCGACTCTACGTCCTGTGCGTTCCATTTCTAATGCTTCCTCGAATATCTCATTCGCATCAAGGTTAGTACTGATGATCTCAGCATTTTCCATTATTACATACATATCAATATCTCTCTCTTTGTTAACTCTCATTATAATAACTATAACACATAGTATAGGCTATGTCAACAGCTAATATCAGTTATATTCAGAGAATATTCATATGTGTCTTATATGTCACTATAGAGTATATTCCTTTAACCTCTACACAGTAGAGTGTATACTATAATGTAGCTGTTGTCAAGTCCCTTTCATCGCTTTTCATGGCGGCAACTGGCAATCCTCTGATAATTTCTGAGTATGTGTGGGAATTGAGCCGAGAGTCTGCGAATTCATATCACAAAGGACTCATGTTTAAATGAACCTTTTTAAGTATTCAGTAAATTATGCATAATCTCAGTAATATGCAGAATTATCTCCGCAAACAACCAATCTTAAGCCACACTACTGTCCTCAACAAGTTCGTTTAATGGGTCTATACTAATACTATATGATGACCAAGTTACGTGATGCGTTGTTTATACTATAATGTTTATATTAAGTGGGAAGAATATTCTTCCCTTTGAGAAATAAGGAAACTATATTATGAAAAAAGACTTAAAGAAATTGATGAAGAAGAATAATTTTCTTCTGATACGTACCAACAAGCACAATGTGTGGGAACATTCTATAACAGGCAAAAAGCTTACTACTGCAAAAACTCCTTCTGATATACGTACATTAAAGAATACCATAAGGAATATTAAGAATACGATTGGTTATGTTATCGCTTAATACGCAAATACCTAATCGCACTCTGTAGAACCTCTATATCATCTTGTAGATTAGATAGTCCTGTATTACATATATTACAAATGAATCCTCTAAACGCCCCTGTGGTATGGTCATGATCTAAACACCAAGACAATCTCATTTTTACATACCCTTTTCTTTTCATATCATCTACGGTATCCTTACATATAGGACAACTGTAATCTTTATTACTAGGGGGAGAATGATGTTTCTTAAGCTCGGCAAGTATATTGTTTTGTTTTTTCTTACACTTCTTACATTTACTTCTTAAATATGTTGTATCCATTGAGAATTCTTCATGAGATTTTTCTATAAGGCACGTACTGCAAATTCTACCTTGTATCTCTTCTTCACCCCATAAGGTATTAACTTTCATCACACTTGTTATCGTGAATCATATCGTGGATAGTCATCTGTGGTTAATAGTGATTCTACGTGTATTGTATGCTTACACTTACTCCTATAGGTAAATCCTTGGCAATCACAGGTAAAACCTTTATCATGCATCTCTACTGAGTATTCATTACCATTACTACCTTCTATAGGCCATATGGTGTTTACGAGAAAGTGCTTCTTAGTGACTATCTCTGATGGCTTGTAGTATCTCATATTAAATCAGCATATCCTAATTCAATCAGGGTGTCGTTCCAATCGTCAATCGCTTTTGTCATGGATTTTTTGTCGGCGTATTTTGCGTTATAACCACGTACTTTCTCTGGATTTTTCTCTCTCCAAGCGACAGAAGCTGCATAACACTTTTCCACGTTATTATCACGATACTTCTTTCTTGAAGCAAGTTCTCTTTCTCGATTGGCGGCGTAATACTCTTTTCGGTATTCGGGGGTTTTTGATAGTGTTGTCATAACTTTTCCTTTAGACTAGTGATTCTCTCGATTATTACTAAGAATAACACATAGAATAGGATTTGTCAAGATGCAATTATGTCACACTTATGAAGTATGGCTAGCACGCTTTAGTTGCTTCTGTACTCTCTTCTGCGCCCTCTGTAGGCGGAGTTTACTTACTCTGGACATGAAGTTAGTCCCTTCCATATGATCATATTCGTGTTGAAATATCCTTGCTTCTAGCCCTGCAAGTTTGTATTCTCCTGATACCCCGTTCTGGTCTTCCCAAATCGCCTTAATCCACACTGGACGTTTGATTTGTAACCACAGGCCGGGATATGTCAAGCACCCCTCATCACCAAATGCATGTTCTGTGGATTCTTCTACAATCTGTGGATTGAAACAGGTTATGATCTTTTTTTCCTTCACATCACTATACATGACAAAGACTCGTTCAAGAACACCCACCTGATTGGCACTCAATCCTATTCCGTTGTTTTCCCTCATAGTATCAGCAAGGTCTATCGCCAATTGTTCCCTATCGCAATCTGGAGACACATCATCCAACTTCCAATTCATACTTGGGTGATTCTTCTCTATTAACACATATACCATTACATAAACTCCTTCACTATATTGTATTTTTTATTCGGCAACATGACTAAAGTTCTTCACCTTCTCAAATTTAATGGTGCTTCGAAACTTATCTACAAGTGCATCTTGTTTGTGACTGATCACAAATATGTTCTCTCCACCTAACGTATTGAGGATTTTGAGAAACTCATCAGTACCACCAGAGTCAAGGGAACTGTCAAATATCTCATCCAATATAAGAAGGTTGGTATTTGCACTGTTCTTCATCTTTGCAACCGCCCTCCATGTAAACAGTAGTGCCAGGTCAATACGCATCTTCTCACCCTCACTAAAAGAATGATAAGAGAATTCATCACGATAGCGTGATTTAATAGTCTCTTCGAAGTTTTCATCTAGTGAGAAGTTAACATAGAATTCCATTGACGATAGATAAGAATTTATCAATTTGTTCATAACAGGAAGGTACTGTTTAATGATCTTAGTCTTGATACCCGTATCCTGTAACATATTACGTACAGCATCACCATATGTCTGGTCTTCTCTCAATTTTGATCGAAGGTTTGTTAGGTTGATAGACATGGTTTTAAGTTCCCCAAGTTTATCATAGTCTGCCTTATCTATATCTACTGACTTCAACCCGTTGATTTCAGCTGAAAGTGTGGCATTGAACTTCTCTAACTGTGTTATAGAGCTATTCTCTTTTGCAATACTTACTTCATTCTCACGAATCTTCTTCGCAATGACACCTATCTCTTTCTGTCTATGGGAAGATTCTGATAGGACAACTTCTAGTTCATTAAGCGCCTTAGAGTATTTTGTTACCTCTTTGTTTTTTGACTTGATCATATCCTTTTTAAAAATATCACTGATATGTTGTTGACACGTAGGGCAATCCTCATACTTTTCAAAAAACTCTACTGTTTTAGAATGTGTACTATGCTTTTCAACTATAGTAGACTTTATATCTTTTAACTTAGTGTATTGTTCTTTTATCTTAGCACTATCTTGTATTTCCAGTAACAGTTCTTCATTTGAACCAGTAAACATAGTAATAGAAGCCTTCTTCTTATGTATTTCTCCTTGATTACTTTCAATTAGTGTAGACTTTTCTTTGACTAACTGGGTATTATTATCCTTCATTTCTTTAATGAATTTCTCTTGAAGGACTACCTTCTCAGATGTAAGATCATATCGATATTCCACATCCTTTTGTTCATTTGCAGTCTCTTTGAGTTTAGACCGAAGAAGCATGTTCATAAGGGAGAAAATTTGAATATCTAGTATCTCTTCTACTACCTCTCTACGGTGACGAGCTTTCAACTGCATGAAGGGCACAAATGTAGATGACCCTAGTATAACTACTTGGGTGAAACTACGATAGTTTAGTTTAAGGACTTGTTGTTCTAGATACTTCTGGTAGTCTCTAACATTGGCATCCTGATTGTACATCTTACCGTTGATGTATATCTCAAATACGTTAGGTTTGATACCACGAATGACCTTAATCTCTTTAGAACCAATATTAAACTCAACCTCTACTATACAAGCACCATTATTTACGGAATTGAGTAGTTGAGCTTTATTGACACCACGAAATGGTTTACCGAATAGGCCAAAGCACAATGCATCAAGTATAGTAGACTTACCAGCTCCATTCTCACCTATAATCAGTGTGGAGGTATTTCTATCTAATTCTATTTCTGTAAAGTTATTACCTGTCGAGAGGAAATTCTTCCAACGCACATATTTAAATGTTATCACTGATTGTATACCTTACGTAATCTAGTTGCTGACATACGTTCTATCTCTGGATCTAACCTTTCTTCTGAAAAGGTATATCCTACATCTCTACCATAGGTGATATCTACGATATTAGGCACATCTATAATCTCATAGTCTTTCCACATAGAAAACCCAGCAACCGTAAGTTTTCCAATCATATGATCTCTATTGTGAAACCCTTCACCAGTGTCTCGTATTAGGATTGCGACTTGTCCAGTTTTTGAATGAGCTCGTTTAAAAAGTTCTGTGTGTCCATCATGCCAAGGTTGATATCTCCCAAGCATTTGTACAGTTGGTTTTCGTCTATCCATTTTGTAATCCTCAAATCGTATGTTGTTGGGGGAATAAAGAGTTTGTTTGTGTCTTCATATTCTGATTTATCAATTGTATCCATCCATATAGTTTTATCTGCCATGAAAAAGGTTCTATAACCAGGCAAGGGGCAAACAAACCCACTAATA